GTCTCGCGAAGATTATGAATGTATGATAAATAAAACATTAACTAAAAATATGCCCAATGTGAAGTGGAAGGAAATCCCACCTGTAAAAGGACCTAATCCACAGGGCTTGAATGTCCCTTTAAAACAAGTTAAAAGTGTGTTAACCTCGGAGAAAATTAATGGCAGACATAGACAAAGCACTACCTAACGTAGACCAAGAAGTCGTATTACCTAAAGAAGAACTGGTTGTAACGGAAGAAGATAAACTATCGGAAGTAACTCCTGATGGTGCTGAAGTTATTATGGACGAAGAAGGCGGAGCGGAAGTTAATTTCGATCCAATGTCCCAACAACAAGTTACTCAAGATCATTTTGCTAATATAGCTGAACTACTTCCAGATGATGTCATAGATCCGCTTGGTTCCGAATTAAATGAAAATTACATGCAGTATAGAACTTCTCGTAAAGAGTGGGAAGATACTTATACCAAAGGCTTAGATTTATTAGGATTTAAATATGTGAATCCAACCCAACCCTTTCAAGGAGCCAGTGGTGCAACTCACCCAGTTCTTGCAGAAGCGGTAACACAGTTTCAAGCGCAAGCTTATAAAGAATTACTTCCATCAATGGGTCCTGTTAGAACCCAGATTCTAGGAAGACCGAGCAGACAAAAAGAAGAACAGTCTAATCGAGTAAAAAATTTCATGAACTATCAACTCATGGATGTGATGAAAGAGTACGAACCCGAGTTCGATCAAATGCTTTTTTATCTACCGTTAGCAGGATCCGCTTTCAAAAAAGTTTATTACGATGAACTTTTAGGACGAGCGGTTTCTAAATTTGTGCAAGCGGATGATTTAATTGTCCCGTATACGGCTACCTCATTAGCCGATGCGGAGGCGGTTATTCACGTTATCAAAATGTCTGAGAATGATCTCAGAAAAAAACAAGTTGGAGGTTTCTATCGAGATATCGAAGTGCAACCTGGCTACGATCAGGAAACCGAAGTCGAGAAAAAGGAAAGACAACTCGAAGGAGTTAAGAAAACAAGAGACGAAGATATCTTTACCATTCTGGAGTGTCACGTGAATTTAGACATTGAAGGATTTGAAGATATGAAGGAAGGAGAACCTACAGGAATCAAACTTCCTTATATCGTGACGATTGAAGAAGGATCACGAGAAGTTTTATCAATCAGACGAAACTATAAACAAGATGATCCGATGAAACTTAAAATACAATATTTTGTTCATTTCAGATTTTTACCTGGAATGGGTTTTTACGGTTTTGGTTTAATTCATATGATTGGCGGTTTATCAAGAACAGCAACCACTGCTCTACGCCAATTATTAGATGCAGGAACGTTAAGCAATCTTCCTGCAGGTTTTAAACAAAGAGGAATACGTGTAAGAGACGAGGCCCAAGCAATACAGCCCGGCGAATTTAGAGATGTCGATGCACCTGGTGGAAACATCAAGGATGCTTTTATGACTCTACCTTTCAAAGAACCATCACAGACATTACTGTCGTTGATGGGAATTGTTGTCCAAGCAGGACAAAGATTTGCCGCCATCGCTGATATGCAGGTCGGAGACGGCAACCAACAGGCCGCTGTTGGAACGACCATTGCTCTCTTAGAACGTGGTTCAAGGGTCATGTCAGCGATTCACAAACGATTATTTGTGGGGCTCAAGCAAGAATTTAATTTGCTAGCTGGCGTATTTAAAACTTATTTACCCCCTGAATATCCGTATGATGTGGTAGGAGCACAACGAAATGTTAAAGTTACAGACTTTGATGACAAAGTAGATATCGTTCCCGTTGCTGATCCTAATATCTTTTCTCAATCTCAAAGAATTTCAATGGCACAAACAGAATTACAACTAGCTCTAGCGAATACACAGCTGCATAATTTGTATGAAGATTTTTATGCCATGTATAGTGCGATCGGAGTGAAAGAAATTGATAAAATTTTACCTCCTCCACCCCAACCAACGCCTTTAGATCCAGCAGTAGAGAATATTATGGCTTTAAGTAGCAAACCTTTCCAAGCTTTTAAAGGTCAGAACCATCAAGCGCACATCACTTCGCATTTAAATTTTATTTCGACGAACCTAGCTCGAAATAATCCGATGATTATGGGTGCTTTGGAAATAAACTGCTTTGAACACTTCTCCATGATGGCTCAAGAGCAAATTGAAATTGAATTTAGAGAAGAAATGCAAATGCTGCCACAAATGCAGCAACAAGCCGTACAGAATCCACAAGTTCAACAACAATTCCAAGAAATTTCTCAAAAAATTGAAGCGAGAAAGGCAATTTTGATTGCAGAAATGACCGAAGAATTCATGAAGGAAGAAAAGAACATTACTTCTCAATTTGATCATGATCCATTATTAAAATTAAAATCTAGAGAAGTCGATTTGAAAGCAATGGAAAATCAGCGTAAGGAAACAGAGACTGAAGCGAGAATTAATTTGGATAAAGCTAAATTAGTTCAGAATAGAGATATTACTGAAGATAAACTTGAACAGAATGAAGAATTAGCAGAACTTCGAGCTGATACTTCAATTGAGAAGCAAGAAATGTCAAATGAAAACAGATTGACACTTGCAAAAATGAAACCTAAAACAAATGGAAGCTCTAGATAGTGACAAACACTAAAAAAAGAGCTATAATAAATAAAAAAAGGAGCACATAATGGCGTGGAATTATAAAAAAAGTAAGCCTGTTAAGATGGAAGCATCTAAAGTTATAACTGATCCTAGATCAGAAACTAGCATTAGAGGAAAATCTAGATTAGCAGTTGGAAACAAACAACCTGTTTCTGGCTCAGGCGCTGCTAGACGACAAAAAGACGTAACCTGGGTTTAGTATGTGGTTTGGTGCTATAAAATTAGCTCTTAACGCTGGAACTCACATTTACAAAAAGCGTCAAGAGACAAAGATGGCTATGGCGGATGCACAACACATGCATGCGCGAAAGATGGCCAGCGGCGAGGAAACTTACCAGGGAAAACTTTTAGAGGCCCGGCAAAACGACTACAAGGACGAGGTGGTTTTGGCGATTCTCACACTGCCCATAATAATTTTGGCCTGGGGGGTCTGGTCAGACGATCCGGCCGCGATGGAGAAAATAAAAATGTTCTTCGAGCATTTTGCGGCGCTGCCGTCATGGTTCACAAATCTCTGGATACTTGTATGCGCGAGCATATTTGGTATAAAGGGAACACAAATATTTAGAGGCGGAGGAAAAAAATAATGGGATGGTTTAAAGTAGCACAATTAATAGGTTCAAAAGGTGGTAAAAAAGTTGCAGAGACTATAACTAGTCTTAAAGGAAAGTACAATATTGGTTCGGCTGACAAGATTAAATCTAAAGCGGCTAAAGCAAAATTAGATGCAGCTAAATCTAGTTTAGAGCGAACTTTCTCTAAAACAGATGAAAGTCTTAAAAAATTAAAAGAAACAACAGAAGAAACTAAAAGATATTTATTAAATCTACCCCCAAAGAAAAAATAATGGTAAACCCAAGATATAGACCCTTTAATGGTAATTCTAGAAAACCTGTTAAACAACAGGAAGAAGTAGTATTGAGCGAAACAAAAAAAGATTTTGTATATCCTGCAAAGGAAAAATACATTGGATCACACATTAAAAGTGATTTAGCAGGTGCGCCTGTTTCAAATGAAAGTTATGAGAAGTATTATAAAGATTTAATTTAATGGATTTAGAAAACGTAATCTATAAACTTCAAAGAAATTTAGATAAAAGAATACACCAATTAGCAATCTCGGTAACGTCCGGAGGGGTTGACAGTATGGAAACATACAAGTATATAATAGGACAAATAAATGCCTTAGAGGCAACTAAACAGGAAATCTCTAACCTGCTTAATGAGAAGGAGCAAAATGACGGAACAATCGTCGACATCACCAGAGGAAAACCCAAAGCATAAACATGCTTTAGCGGAAAAGTACAAAGAAGAAACAGAAAAATTACCAAAACCTACAGGCTGGAGAATTTTAGTTTTGCCATTCAGAATGGATGAAAAAACTAAAGGTGGAATTCTCATGGGACAAGAAACAATAGACAGACAACAAGTTGCATCACAATGCGGTAACGTATTGGCGATGGGATCGCAATGTTATAAGGATAAAGAAAGATATCCAAACGGTCCATGGTGCAAGGTTGATGATTGGGTAATATTTGCGCGTTACGCAGGGTCACGCATACAAATAGAAGGTGGGGAAATTAGGTTGTTAAATGAAGATGAAATTTTAGCGACCGTCAAGAATCCAGAGGATATCTTGCATAAATTTTAATCATTGGAGGATACAATGCCAGAAGAAAATAAAATAAAGAAAGAAGATCCAAAGGTAGATATAGATACTTCAGGACCTGAAGTGGATGTAACCATTCCTGAGGAAAAAAAGGAAGAAGTAGTAGAGACCACGGAACAGGAAACAGTAAAAGAAGAACCAGTAAAAGAAGAACTAAAAGAAGAAGATACT